GCAATCGTAACGGTAGCACCAGAACCTTGCGCAATAATGATGCTCTGAGAGCCTGTGGTAGCGTTCTCAATGATCCAGACCTTAGACACCGTGTTAGGCCCAAGTGTAATGGTGCGCGTTACAGTCAAGGACACTGCAGAGGTGATCTTCAGGTACAACGAGCGTGTACCGTCCGCCGTCGCATCCGGCATCGTGAAGGTCTCGTCGGCGTCAGCGGCCATCTGCTTGGTGCCAAGGCTAAACGCATCAGCGATCAGAGACAGGTTGGTGTTAGTATTAACGCCCCACGTACCACTCTCGTCGCCAGTCCCTATCTCTTTTAATCTTAAGTCATTTGTATAAACGGCCATCGCTAGTTCCTATTAAATAATTACGCTACCCGGACGATTGCCCCTGAAGCATTGGCTGTGGGAAAGCTTATGACAAAATTTTGTGCGCTCGTCGTTCTATCCTCTCCGAAGTCGATCACTGCCACAGACGGGTTTGTGACTCCATCAGCTTTATAGATCAAAGCCCCTCGGGCGGTTATGGACGACGCGGACCATGTGACGTTTGAAAAGCTCAAGTATGCTGTGGTTCCAGAGGATGTAGGCACGGTGGAAATGGTCAAGGTTGCCCCTCCCGCCGTGTACGCCGTACCGGAAGCCTCTCCAGTTGCAGAGTAAACAGTTGTTGCAGCACTCAGCGAGGCCGACGAGGTGAACAGAGCAATCTTGAAGGTTTGCGCCGTATTGCTGCTAAAATCAAAATCTCCATCAAGAAGTCCTACCTTAAAGGAGGTTGTCATGCTTTGAACTATGGACAAAATTACTCTCCTTTACGTGCGTTCCCTTATAACCATGCCGGTACGGTAAGTGTCTTGAATTTCTTTAGATTCCCCGAAGGACTTCATGGACATGATGCTTTCCGTGAATGTTTTTTCGTACATGGCGAGCACGTCAGCCTCACCCTTCATAAAGATGTACGCCTCGTACAACGCGCCGGCTAAAAGGGCGTTCTCCGCATTAACACTAAGCCAAGTAGTTGCGCTCGTCGACCCTGCGGTCAAACTTGCTGGTCGGTACAGATAATGCAGTGTTGAGACAAACGCGGCAGACGGTGTAGGCCCAATAATAAAATTGTCCTCGTCATGGTGGGCGTAGTACAACGGACCACCTGTGTCTGTGCTGTCCGGGTTATACTCCTGTACAAAGCTAACGTCCTTCATGAGCAAGAATTGCTTGTCCCCGCTAGCGTCGGTATAAGCGAAAGAAAACGGGGCCAAATAGTCGGAGGGGACTGCCCACAAGGGGTTGCCACTAACAAAAACTCCCGTAGCAGTCTTTCGGAAGATAGTTAACTGGACGTTCTTCAAGATCTTCTCTTCAGAAGAACGTATAAATCGATCAAGCTGCGTCACAAAAGTTGCCTCAGTGTTCTGAGTGTAATCTTGTATCGCTGTCTTCATTTCTGCGTAAGTCAGACTCATGTAGTGGTCACCGTAACTTGCCCAATTTGACCATTGGCTATTATTGGGTAATAAGACTGTTGTCCAAACCGAGGACCAGCAACATGAATAGTCAGCACCTCCGCTTGGTCCGGACGGGGTCTGCGCAGTGCTTGCGGATCTGCCGTAACCGGGGGAGGGTCTATCTGCGGATGCTTCGGATCATACTCGTCCGGGCCCACGAGAAGGCCATTCCACTCTTTCTTCATGTCCGTAAGCTTGTACTGCTTCCCTGTGCGATCGGAAATGCCTAGTGCAAACTTACCTTTGGCAAATCTAGCCATTATCTACCGTACCTTGAAGGAACAACGAAAAAGGACGAGCGATCTCTGTCACCAGACACTGCCAACTCCATCGCTTTTTCGTACTCCTGGACTAGCATAGCCGTCCTATCTGGGGCTAGTTTAACTGACATGTAATACGCCAACCCAGCAGCAAGTGCTGGGTAGAATCGGAAAGGGACTTCTAGGGTGTTTTGCTGGGTATCCGCGTCGTCAATACGAACCAAGCGGTCAACAATAATGCTGTCCGTGCTGTTCTCTGGCGTGAGGTACACCCGTAAGACAGGGGTTATCTGCCGGTCAAGAAAGTACTGGTTGGGCCTGCCTGACGTGCTTTTGTTAGGCAGAGCTAGCCAATCTGAACGGCTAAGGCGGTCCATGGTGTAGTCAATGGAACTTCGGCGCAATATAGCGCTTAAAATGTCGACCGTATCCGCGGCCATGTTGTACGTGGACGTGGTGGCGACCATTGGAATGGTGGTCTGCTCGATGGTCCACTGGTTAAGACCCCGATTAGCCCACTCTGCGAAGAGGAGGTTCATAGATCTCTTTGCAGAGCGCAAGTCATATCCCGAACGGCTTACCCTACCGCAGCGCTCATAGGCCTCTTCTATGTACTCCGAAACATTTAGCTCGAAGTTCTTGGAACCTGATACAGCCATGATTCATCCTTCATTACCGAAAGGGGGTTTGAGACACAGCAAACTGCAACTCTGCCCCATCCGTGTATGAATCCAGCTTCAACCTGACTCCAGAAGCACCAACGGACGCAGATGCTACAAAATCTGTCGTTTTATTGGACGAGACGTCTATCCAGTTCGCGGCCTGCGCCAGTGTTACCGTGTCCAACAAGCTGCTAAAAGTCTGCTGGGTGTCATACTGAATCGTTCCGGAGAGACCCGTAACAGCCAGAGTGGCGCCGTCGTTGGCGTAGATGTTGACCGGGATAGTTTTGGTGAGCATGGTGTCGGCGGGGCCACTATAGATGTTCGTCGCCACAGTGCCGCTAACCGTGATGCCCCCAGCAAGAATCTGGGACACGTATGTTGTGCTTGTCACCGTAGTGGCGTTTGGACCTGTAATGGCCTCTGTCACAGCATGACCATCTTGGTTTTTACAGACCATGGTTATGGTGACGCCAGACCAGTTACCCGCCGACGTAAAGGACACCTGCACTCCACCTATCCCACTGGAATAGGCGTTGCCAACGTCAAACTGACCCGCCGTACCCAAGTCTGCCATCGCACCGTTAAGCACGAATGGCACACTGGTGGTGGGCTGCTGCGCCTCTGCAATGCCGTCGTCATCGGAGTTAGCTGGGTCGATATCAAAATGTTTGATAGTCATGTGACCCCCCCTTACTCAAAAATCAGACGGCTAATACCTTGGAAATGAGCATCCAGAGCTTCTGCACCAGCCGCGCCTGCTTCTATGCCAATGTATGGGATCAAATCCACGTCATTGGTCAAAGCATTAGACAGAGTGGCCTGCTTGCTCTCTTGCACAGCAGTTGTTGCGGTACCGCCCGTGCTTCCTGCGGTGTTAGACACATTGTATTGGGTGCCATTCACGTAAATTGTGGCTTGACGGTTAACGTCAATAACAATCTTCAGGTGGTAGGTGGTGTTCGCCTCAACAGTGATTGGCAGGGCGGAGATGTAGTCTATGCCGCCCACACTGTAGATGAAGTGCAGCAGAGTGTAGTCAGTAAATGCTTCACTGTTAGTTGCATCCGTCTGAAACTTGAAGAACGCCTGATCTGCGTCAGTGGCAATCAGCTGATCGTTGGTGAGCTTCAGGCCCGCCCAAATCTTCTGGTTGTCAATAGCGTTAGTGGAGACAGAGGCTTCCCAAACTACTGAGTTCTCCGTGCCCCACTTTACCACCTGCCACGCTGTCTGGTTGGTGTCCAGATGTGGGGCAATAATAGACTGGTCTTCGTCTGCCCCCGCCGTGGTAATAGTGATACCCCCACGAGTAGTATCAAACGTAGAAAGCGCCGTGGTCATGTTAGTGCCCATCACTTGAAATTCTTTGTTTGCGATTGTATACGCAATCAACGCCGGAGAGGACGAAGCACCAGTAGTGTCCAGCACCGCATTTAACGCAGGGAGTTTCTCGAAATAACACTGAAGCGCATACCGACGTGCGTCCGTATTAACCAAAGTAGTTACATCAGTGACAGCGCCAGTAGTGGCACTTTTGCTTGCAATTTGAAAGCCGTTCAGGGACCGAACTGGCCCGTTATACGTCGAATTACCCATGTGTATCTCCTGTCTGGGTCAGTCATCATCGCGGTATGCGAATCCGTCAGGGATAAATAAAAATCTAGAACCATTTCCTTGTTGATTTACGAGGGGGCTCTGGTGGTACAGCTGCTTTAACGGCCACCATTTCCTCCACTACTTCCTCCGCCACCACTTCCGGAACCGCTACCACTTCCACCGCTGCTTCCGGCTTTTGGGGCTTGGCCCGAGGTTTAGCTGGTTTTTTGGTTTCAAGCATGGCCCTGTTCCTTGTAGTCAAAGTCAACAAATAGCTATAAAAAGCCATTGTAGCTTAAAAAAGGGCCTCCGAAGAGACCCTTTTAAAACACCTAAGCTGTTGATATTTAGGTCAAATCCCAGGCGTTCCATGAACACAACGCCAGTCAGACACACCGAACGTATAACGCTCACGTGCCTTAAAGCGGAGGTTCCCCGTGTCGAAATCTCCCTCCATTCCGGTTTGCATGGCAATTCTTTCGAAGTGCTTGAAACCGTTAGGTGCATCGGTCTTGATGAAAAACGCATCTGTGTCTGTGAGGAAACTATTCACCACAGCGCCATCAGGGATCATCCCCATGGACTTCATTGCGTTTAGATCATTATCCGCAGTACCCGCCCGCAGTGCCGAATTGATCACTCGCTCTGCAATAAACTGCAATTCTTTTGGAATTATCAGCTTACGGCCAGTCAAAGCAACACGAAGACCGCGCTCGTCGGTAGTGCCGGCGATATCGATCAACATTTGCTCGAGAGAGGTCTCGTTCAGGTCCGCGGCCGTTGCCAACAGGTTAGCCTTGTTGCCGACCAAAGTTGGGTGAGATGCGGAACACAGCGCTACCCCATCGCCTATCGGATAGGCGGTGTTGAACGCATTGTTCAACACAGAGGCTGCACGGATCTGCTTGGTCTGAGACATTGAACGAGCCAGTGCCTTGGTGTAGCGACGAGAGAGAGAACCGTAAAGGTTATCCTCCACCGCTTCTTCAGTCAGACTGAAGGACAAAGCAATAGTCGCCATCTCGTAGCGGGCAGTGTAGGTCTCTTGCGCATCGTCACTGGCAACAGCGGAGCCTTCCGCCTTCACCGGTGCCGTACCAAAACCGCCGAGCATCTGTTCTTCTTCAAAGGCCCTTTCGGAACTTTCAGTATCAAATATGGCCGTATGCTGATTCTCATAACGGTCATATTCCAAACCAAAAAGCGCTTTAAGGCCGGGTTCTAGCTCTTTAGCTAGATTTTGACGTGAAATAGTCATCTAACTCTCCTTAAATGCCCGTTGAAGCGGCTGTAGTTTGTGAATCGAAACGGGAGATCGGCGCATTGAAGTGCGCGTTCAACCGAACGATAAGGGGGATGCCCGCGGCGGTATAGTCTTCGTTGCCCGGATCATCCAAAATTCCCACTATGCGAAGTGGCAATGTTGCCGTAGTAGCCGCAGCAGACACGCTGGCTGCTGAGTTGCTTGCCCCTGTTGCTGTACTGCCTGTGCGAGCGGAAGTACCGAGGGAGGTGTTTTTGAAGATGGTTGCAAGAGCCGTGGCGCGATCAGTGTAGGTCGCGTCAGACGCTACTTTAAACAACTGGTTAGGGTTGTCTGCAACATAAGCAACTACAGGGTAGGCCGTGTCAACGCTAACGCTGTTTGCACCGGGCCAGTAGTTCAAATGTACAGGCTTCTTTCTTACTGAATCATGATACTTCACACCCATCAACACGCCTAACGCCTGCGTAGTGCCGCCGTCAGTTGCACCAGCATAGGCAATTATACCTCCCGAAGTGGGAACTACAATGCCGTACTGATATATTGCGTTGGTATTGTTAGCAGCAATCTCATAGGCTGTTGTGCCTGTAGAGTTTGCGCCGCTTCCAATTAACCCGATAGGACGAAGACCATAAGCTGTGGCTGTATTAGCCATATCTATTTCTCCTTATCCGTTATGGGGCTGTTCGATAAAATTATCGAGAGGAGCCACCGAAAGTTACACGACTTTTCCGACTTGGACTTGATATCCGCATCGTATCATGGGCATTCTCCTGCATGAGTTCGGTGTCCGCAGCATTCATAAGGCCTAGAGATTGAGCGTTGTAATGCGCCGTTCTCTGGTTCGCTGTTTCGATCGGTATCCGCGCAAGGATCAAACCACCAACTCCTATGACGCCTTCATGCCTGCCTGTGTCTAACACGGGGTACAACCCCTCATATTCCGTTCCTTTATACTGGTCGGCTCGAACAGGTTCAAAGCCTTCGCGTATGCGGCCCGAAATATTTTTAGTGTCATCCACTCCTCTTGCCTCGGCACGTATCCAACGGTGACGAAAGCCAGCTGGGGCAGGTGGTGCATCTAGAGATGATGGGGGAGCCCAAGGCCGAAGCCTTTTTGTATTCTCCCGTGTGTCTTTCGCATGAGAGGAACGGTCAATACCCTCGAAACCCAATTTTTCTTCAGTTTTCTTGGTCAATCCCGTTCTCCTAAGTTATGTATTTCGCGTACTCTTCGTATGACACACCAATCTCTCTTGCGGCTTCGGCTTGACCCGGTGTGAGTTTGATCACGCGCTTGCCTCGTCCTTGTTTTTGGCTTGCACCACCGGAAGAACCCCGGCTTGCTCCCGCAACGGTTTGTTGGACGGAACCCCGTTGTTGGGCCCCTTGTCTCTGAGATTGCTCAAACCTGTGAGGAAATTCAGTTCGAAGGCGTTTATTCAGCTCATCATAGTACTCATCTCCCCGGGCGTCAAACCCTTCGTCAAGAAGGTCTTGGTGTATTCCGTAAGTGGCAAACGTCCGAGTTCTCTCCGACCCGAACCAAGGATTGTCCTTGGCCCAGGACTCAGCCTTGGGATCAGCCTGGGGTGCAGGTCTTTGTTGAGGTGCTTGTTGGCTCTCTGTTGAAGCTCCCTGCTGCGCTCTTCGGGCATCCGCCACACGCATAGCCCGCTGATGCTGCCCTTTTTCCTGCTGTGCAAAGTTTAATCTCTCTTGCGCGGCAAGGATACGGTCCGGATCATTGCGCATAAGAGCAGACTTATAGTCCTGACGCGCAGATTCCAACTGGGAGTCTACACGAGACCCAAACTCCTTCAAATACCCACTGTCAACCGAAGTAAGCCTTTGAGCGGTCTGAACCCTCTCTTGTGCCAACTGGTTATTCTGATCCCTGAGTTGGTCTCTCTCCCTCTCCGCATCGCGCATACGGGCGGTCATGCGAGCAATACGCTTCTCCACCTTTTTTCCGTATTCGGCGGTTTCGTCCTCGTCTTCTCCCACTGTGACAGTGTCTTCAGAATCCGCTCGGTGGGTTCGAGTAGATCGATCAGGCGTACCTACATCAATCTCTACCTCCAGCGACTTCTCTTGGTCAAGAACGTCATCCTCTCCCTGATTCTCTTCTTTCATCGTTTTTACCCTTAGTGCGACAAAATGTCGTTTGGATCCCCAATTGTGGCTAGTACCTCATCATCATTGATGATCCGGACCTCACCCCCTTCAATGCGGAAGCGACTTCCCGCGTACCTTGCAAAAATAATCCACTGCCGCTCCGTACACCACGGGCCGGCGGGAAACTTTTTCTCGTCTTTGTAGCAAAGTGGACCCTGCTTTAGGACGTACCCAACTACTGTCTGCAGTTGTGTGTCATCCAGAACTTTTCCCGGAATGACAATACCCCCATCCGTGGTAGCCCTTCCTCGAAAAGGAAGTATCACCATCCGCCAACCAGTAGGGTCCGGCATGCGTTCGATAAGGGATTTGTCAATGCTCTCTGGATCAAGAATTCTTTCTTTTGGGGGTTGGTAGGCTTTGCCTATCTTAGCTTCGATGGAGTCTGGTGAAGCGGGGACGGGGGTTTTTTGCTTTTTTGCTTGCTCTCTTTCTAACCCAGCAGCAAGGTGACCGGGTACAGCTATTCGTTGGCTATTGGACATTTTCTTGACGCTCTCTTCTGGCGAGGAGAGACAGGTACTCTTCCCTCGTGGATAGCAGCTGGTTTCGCAGGGCTATCGTTTGTTTATAAGTCTCGTGGTCGGAAATGTTTCCAGACAAAATCACGTCGTTTTTTTGCACTATATGCTCGTCCAAAAGGCGGACATACGCTCTTTCTACGTCCATTTAGCAAAACTTCCTCTCGTTATTGTATTTAGAGGACTATATCCTATTTATATGCGCCTTGAAACTTTGTTTTTAGGCCTCCCACCTTGCCGGTGGACCACTTCGAGTGTCTATATGGTTAAAAGATGCGTATAGCCCAAAGCCATACCCCTTGGGGTACTCGCTCACAAGGTAATAATGTACCTCGGTGGGGTTAATTGGGGTGCCTTTCAACACAAATACGCAATCCGCGGCCCTCCCCTCTAAGTGCTTCGAGCCTTTAGTGCCCCCCACCTTGGTGTTGTGCGCTTCACAGCGACAGCCCGAGTTGATTACCACAGAGCATTCAAAATGATCACACACATCTTGAATAACGCGAACAGTTTCTATGTCCGCCGTGTCAAACCCACACCTGCATTTGCAGGCAAATTCGCTCCTTGACAGATTTTTACTTAGATTTCCGATGTTATTTACTCCCTTGGGCGCTTTAACAGACAACTAAGGCCACGGGACTAGTTCTGAGCGCAGAACTGGGCAATCATTTCAGGCGTCCAGCTATCGGGGGCCTTTGCCACAACAATTTCACCCCGAGAGTCCGTGAAATAGCCTTCAACATAAACGGTGCCACACGCATGACTGGCCCCGGCCAAAACATCATTGGCATTGATCCCACAACCAGCCATCAGAAGTAATAATACTAAAGCGGTGATTTTTTTCATGTTAATTCTTTAGCTGCTAGTGTAAGACTTGCTGCGGGTCATTGCACCACCGCCCCGACAGGTCCCTTTTTTGACCTTGAAGGCGGTAGAAGGGGTCCTTTCTTGCTGAGAGCCAAAGCCCGTGGGTTTAGCCTTCGGGCAGTAAGGGTTGCTTGTGGTCGGGGTTCGTACTGTTCTCATCGCTGGCTTCCTTGGTTGTACTGTGGACGGAGTTTCATGCGCGTCAGATGCTCTTGCATGGCTAGGCGCTTCTGAGTCATCTTTTCATTCGACTCTAGGCGCTCCTCGAACTGCCCTCCCCTGTTTTCAAGCTTGTCATACTCGAGAGCATTGTCATCTTCGTGCTCTTTCGCATTCTGGTCAAGTTCCTGCTGCTTCAATTCAACTACAGGGTCACTGTCCGGCAGCTCTTGCTGGGCAATTTCAATCGCTTTCGCTCGAACCTGTTGTAGGCCTACCGCGATATACTGCGCAATAAGAATCTCCAGCTCAAGCTTGTCATCTTCCGTTGGCTGGGCATTGGTGCCTTTACGGCTCTGGAACTCGACAGCCGCCTCTTCCTCCGAAGCAATTTTCACGTGCTCCGTGATGTGCTTTTGCAGAGCTGTCATGACCGCAGGGTTTGAACTTGCCACACCGCTGGCGCTGAACAAGAGGTGGCTTTCTATGTGGGCCTGTGAATCCTGACCATCAAAAGCCTTCAATTGCAGGCCGTCTAACAAATCTATGTGCTCCTGCGCGGGATCCTTCGGCTCAGGCTCTCCTGTTGG